TAACGAAAAGGTCTATGAGACATTTTTCCGTGAAGCGGATGCGCCCTTCGTCCTTCCCATATCGCCTGTTATATCTGTTGATACAGTCGAGTTGGTTGACCATGAGGGGACAAAAACAGAGCTTACACTTAACACTGAATATAATAAACGTGGATTATATGACATTGAGATAATTCCATTTTCAATGTCCGGGACAAGAAATCCGTTGATCAGTTTCGGGGGTTATTATGATTTGTTGGTTACTTATAAGGCCGGATATGGAGATGACGATACTGAGACATTGCCTTATGATCTCAAACAGGCCATGATGAGACAGGTTATTCAGTGGTATGAAAATAGGGATGATTTCCGGGAGCTTAACATGCTTCCGGGCATTGAAAAGATAATTCAGAAATACAGGAAGCTATTTATATGAGCCGTTTGACGAAATATAATAAACGAGTAACGGTCCAGCAATCCACACAGACGAAAGGGGAGACAGGGGGGCTCACAAACGCATGGACAACACTATTCACTTGTTGGGCGAAGGTAGTACCGGCTTCCCGATCCAAGCGGTTGCTTTACGGTGAAGTCGTTTATAATGAGTTTTACGAGGTGGAGATGAAAAAGAGAGTGACAAACGTGGATGCTGATTGCAGGATATTATACGGCGGTAACGCATTTCAGATACTCGCTTTTACTGTTGATGATGTTGTAAGTGTTGATATTATCCGTTAAAAATGATAGAGCTTACTATAATAGATAAGGACTTCCAGGCTAAGATGGATCAGTTTATTCGCAAAAGCGATAAGGACTTCAAGAGAGTTGTTCTTGACTCGACGAATCGCTTGGTTAAAATGGCCAAATTAAAGGTGCGAAACCAGACATCAGGAGCGAAGGTAAAGAGTGGAAATCTTATCCGGGGTATTCAACCGTCAATATTTAATAATGGCCTTACAGGGGAGGTAACAAGTAAAGCATCCTATTCGGAGGCTTATGAAAGCGGGACCCGACCTCATGGGATAAGGGTAAGAAATAAAAGGGTGCTGGCCGGACCTTTAAGGGGTGCACCTCCGGGATGGGGGGTAGGTAAGTCGAGCCGGGCAATGGGATTTGCAACCTATGGGAAGAGAGTACAGCATCCGGGGACAAGAGCGCATCCATTTATGGAGCCTGCATGGAGATATGCAGTGGATTATTTTGATAAACAACTGGCAGCAATATTCAAATGAGAGCAAGGAACCCTATACAGCAATTACTGAAAGCATATTACAACCTGCTTAATGGTAGTATCATGTACGGCGGTAATGCAATAACCGTTGGCACGAGGATACCCAGGGGGCAGGGTGATTATATATACCTGTCTGTTTCATCTGTAAGCGATATATCAACAGGTGACGGGGTGATTTACAATATAACAATAACGATGCAGATAGTATCACTTCAGGAGGTTAGCGAGGGTGATGAGACAATTATCAATTTGTTACTTGATCAGGTTCTTTCCTTTGCTGAGGACCCGGACAGCCTTTTGATGGATGACTTTAAATGTATAATGAACCGGGTTGAAGGCATGGAGCCTATTGACGGCGGTGATGAATCAAATTTTATAGTAGGTAAAAAAATAAATATTTTAAACTTTTTAGAGCAGACAAAATGAAAAAAATCACAATCTTTTTATCAATCGTTGCTATTGCCTTAGTGTTTATAGCGACTACCAGTGTGCGCAATGCACGGCTGGTAAGCAATCTTACAGTAACAGAGAATCTTGTTACACCAACGACATCGACATTCATAGAGCTTAACGGCCTGAATGAAATTGTCAATTACCAGGATGGAGGCACACGTAACGATGCGGATCATGTGTGGGCAGATACTGTTCTTAATGATGGAACCATCGACCTGACATCCCTGACAAATTCACTGGGTGAATCACTGGATCTTAGCGATGAGGTTGTTGTGGCTGTTAAATTCAAATTACAGGACGATGCAGCAGCCACATGTACGATCTCACAGGGAGCCTCAAATCCTTACCTATTGCTTGGAACGACATACTCGTTTCAACTGAAAGCCAATCAAAGCATATTATTTAAAGCAGACACAGTGCTCCCGGTTATTTCAGCAACGGCAAAAGATATAGATTATGACTCGAGTAATGATTCAACAGCACTATATGTGATGATCTTAACAGCAGACGGATATCAGTAATAATTAGTATCTTTGATTTATGAGAATTTCTGGTATATATCAAATTCAATCTAAGGTTAAATCAGAACGGATTTATATAGGAAGTGCGCAAAATATAAGAAGCCGTTGGCTATCACATATTCATGATTTAAAGAAAAACAAACATGGAAATAGCAGGCTTCAAAATCACTTCAATAAATATGGTGAATCAGATTTAATATTTATTATAGTTGAACTTTGCTTTCCTGAATTTTTAACAGCAAGAGAACAATATTATATGAATAAATTAAAACCATATTTTAATATTCGCAAAATAGCTGGTAGTAATTTAGGATTAAAACAATCGGAAGAAACGATAAGAAAAAAAATTGAATCACTGACAGGAAAACATTGGCATCATTCTGAGGAGACAAAGAAAAAATATAGTGATGCAAAAAAAGGCAATAAATATAATCTTGGAAGACATCCTTCAGAAGAAACAAAACAAAAAATAAGATTGAAACTTAAAGGACGCAAACATTCGGAAGAAGAAAATGAAAAAAACAGACAATCACATTTAGGTAAGAAACATAGTGAAGAAGCAAAATTGAAAATGAGAAAACCAAAATTAAAAAAAGTTGGATGATAAATAAAATTAGTATTAATTTAAAAATTAGAAATTATGGGAAAAATTCCTGGGTATAAGATAGTACTCCAGTTTGACAGCAAAACGCTTGTTGGCTATCGCAGTCATTCAATGGATGTGGAGGCCGATATGGCAGATGCCACTACCGGGGCATCGACTGATCAGTGGAAAGAGGTTTATCCGATGTTCAAAGGGATGAAGTTTTCCGTTGCAGGTCTTTTTGATCCAACAGCGGGAGATAATTCAACCTTTGAAGATGCTTATGATCTTCTTGCAGGCGGAACTAAGTTCACGGCTAAATATGGCGATACCGAAACAGGGAGTAGGTATTACTCCGTGGATTGTTATATCAATGCTGTACATATCGAAGGGCCTCATGATGATCTTGCAAGCTATACCATAGATTGCACAGCTTCAGGAGTACCGACACCGGGAGTAGTAGGGGCATAATGGAAGAATGGCAGGCTGAAATAAAACTCAGGTTCAAAGGTCTATTTAAAATTACCGTTAGATTTTCCTTTGAATGGAGGGCATGGCTGCTGGCTTATGATATTTTTAATTGTTCGCCGAAAGAGTTTTCGAAACTTGACCTTGACAAGCAATTCACGGCTATAAGCTATGGAGCTGCTGCATGGGATCTGATGAAACGAAGGAAGGGAGTGTTCTTTACCTATGACAATATTGTTCAGGCTCTCTCTGATGCAAGCAAGGCAGATAATCAAAGGCTTGCAAAAGCAATGGAATATGCTCAGTTCCCGGAGTGGTTGAAATCTGAGGGCGGTAAAAAAAAAGTGACAGGGAAATAACCATAGAAGACATTTATGATATGGCCTTTTCTGAGCTGGGATTGACAGAAGATGAGTTTTACAGGACGACACCACGCCAGACATATCTTTTAGAGCTGGCAAACAGGCGGAAGATTGACAGGCAATGGGAGCAAACCAGGGAGATAGCAGTGATGATACATAACATGGCAGGAAAATATAGCAAGCGGAATATCACTACACGGCAATTCATGGAGTTGTCCTTTGATCGTAAAGCGGAATATCCGGAGTGGACAAAAGAGGAGGCAAACGAGTTAATTCTTAAATGGAGTAACTGATGGCTAAAATTGTTGGTGAACTGAAAGCAAGGTTAGGCCTTGATAAGAAGAAATTTGATGACGGGTTAAAAGGCGCGAAGAAGAGTGGCAATGCCTTTGGCAGTGCTATGAAAAAAGTCGGAGGCATCCTTGCTGCTGCTTTTGCTGTCACTAAGATAGTACAGTGGGGTAAAAAGTTATTAGGACTGACCGATATCCAGGCAAAGGCAGAACAGTCATTGCTTGTTGCTCTGAAAGGCCGCAAGGATATTCAGCAGTCACTTATCAAGCAGGCAAGCGAGCTGCAGAAGAAAACTCTCTTTGGTGATGAGCAGACTATCGAAGGAGCTGCTAAACTTGCTATGTTACTCGGTCAGGATGAAAATGCTATTAAAAAATTACTCCCCCTGGTTCAGGATCTGGCGACTGCAAAATTCGGTGGTAACCTTGTCACGGCTGCCGATATGGTCGCTAAATCGGTTGGTTCATCAACCAATGCCTTAACCCGTTATGGCATTGAGATAAC